AGGGGAATAAATAACATATCTTGATATTTCTTCTGTGCCATCGCTTTCTGCTGGATAAAACCACCATACTTCATTGTATTCTTTGTTAAGGATTGCAAACACTTTGAAGGCTTGGCTTAAATCTAAATCTTCTTGCACGTAATTCAAAACACTACAAGGTAATTTTTGCACGGAACCTGTATAAGAATAAAAACCATCATCACCCATCCAAAAGACTCCATTTGGTGAATTTATGGCCGCATTAGGCCCAATCATACCCGTACCTTCGTTTATTAAGTTTAATGCAAATGTTAGTGGTGGACCTACGAACTGCATGCTGTACATAGATGTATCAGTCCAAATTAGTATTTCTTGTCTTGCTCTTATGCCACCCCTTATTTCACTACCTGATGATAATCTAACAGAGCCTGCTGTGTTTGTTGTCTTAGGCTCAAACTCTGTAATGCTTTCTTGGTCAGAAAATACAACTAACATAGGGTCTATTGAACCTGTGCGTGCGCCACTTGCTACAGGGTCAGAACCTAATACAATAACATGTCTATCAGTGTCACTTATAATTGTTTGTAAACCAACTGTGGGTGCTAAATTAGAGCCTGATAATGATGTTATATTTACTGCCCTAGTGCTTGTGCCATTGCTTTCGTCCCAATAAAAAATACCACCTCCACGTGCATGTAAAATTAAATCTTCTCCAAAATTATCAGCAGACCATAACCTTAGTTGGTTTGTAAAAGATAGGCTTGTAGATGAACCAAATTCACCTGCACCCCATGTGCCTACACCCCAACCATCTGCTTGTACAAAAACATCTAATCCAGTATTTAATTGATATGCGCCAACAACCGATGAACCACCATTACCACTGTCTGATGAGTTTGCAGTGACTGTGCTACCAGATGTATCTTTTGCTTCAATGGTAAAAGAGTTTGCGTTTACCACAGTTGCTACTTGATATTCTTGATTTAAAACAGCAGCAGTTATGTTGCCACCTAAACTAGATGCACCACTAAATGTAACAAAATCGTTTTGAACAGCGCCGTGTGATGTGTCTGATACAGTTATGGTTGCATCACCATTTGTTGCAGAAAATGTAACATCACCCGCAGATGTAGTTAATCTGATAGGGGTAATATCTGCTAAATTGTTGCCTTCTAGTATGTTTGCTTTTAAGTGCGTTCCAACAAAAAGGTATTTTGCACCCTCTAATGAAATCCATGGAAATAATTTACGACAAGTGCCTAAAAATGTTGCTGTTGTTTGTTTTGTCCAACCGCCTATTTTTTCTGCAAAACCTTTTCTAAACCTTACCAAAGACGCATCGAACCAACCACCAGCATTGGTAAGATTGGTTCCTTCTTTGTCTATACCAGCTTTAAACTGAAACTTTGCAAACGGCATGTTTCATTTTAAGCTATTCTAATTATAGCCGTTGATGCTGCTTTTGCTGGAAATACAATAGTAAAGTCACCTGCTGTGGATGTTTTGTCTCCACCAAAGTCAATTGTAGCTACAGACTTGTTACTATCAGAAGAGTTGTAAATCATACAACCTCTAGCTGTAATTGTAGCTGTGCTAAAAGTCAGGTCACTAAAATCAGTTACCGCCGTTGTACCTGTAGATGACGGAGTTACGTTTGTAAGGTTTGCACCGCCTGAGGTATAGTTTGTGCCACTAGCTTGACCTGTGGTAGTAAAAGCTGTTGTTGTAGCACCTAAAGTAGCTGAACTCGTATACAAAGCTAATTTAAAAGTGTCTCCACTTGAATTAGTAAAGTTGTGTGTTCCTGTTAATAGCTCTACTTTAAAGCTGGTTGTTAATGTTGATGATATTGCCATATTAAATACCCTTTATTATTTTTGCTAAATCCTCACTACCTCCTGCAGATAAATCCTGAATCAGGGTAGCTTTATAAGATTTTATAGCATTTTCAATATATATCAAACAAACTTTATAAATTAAATTTCTATAAGCTCTAGCTTGTGCTTTAACGTGTTCTTCATTGTCGTCAGATACACCGACAATTTTATCTGTTAATTGCTCTGCCCAAAACTCTGGAGGATGTCCACCATACTTAGTGGTGGCGACCTCAACCATTCCAAGTTCAGGCACTCCATCAGGTGTTATTTTTATTACCATTTTTCTGGCTCCGGTGGTTGTAAATGACTATCATACCTATCTGCCATTTGTGGCAGTATTTGTTTTTTTTGTATTTTTAATTCACTCATTTTTTTAACTTCCATTCCATCTTTACCTGCCACAGGTATATATGGGTCTGCAAGCCTATGATAGCCATACAATCTTTGTTGTCCGGGTATATTGGTATCAAGCAAAGTGCTGTTTGATGCTACCTCTACCTGTATACCTTTTTCCATGCATTTTACTAACCAAAACTCTACACAAGCTCTGCCTGCTTCTGCAAAATATAAATTGTTTTTATAAGTAAAATCTACTCCAAATAGCTTTATGTTTGATACATCGTTCCAATATGCAAAGGCTACAGCATAAGCTACAGTGTTATTAAAGTAGTGACAATTAGTTGCTTTTACTATTTCTTGTATTGGGTATTCAACAAGGTTTTTACACCTTGAATCGTTTTCACAGGTATAAATTGGCTTGTTATGATTTGTGAGCAGTTCTTTCATGCAATTAGTTTGGCCACCTGCATCTTGTGTATCTAAAAATCTGCTTGGCGGGTCCATCATAAATACTCTGTCGTGAAATATAACAGAAGCTACTGCGTTTATAGCCCACACCTCATCAAAATGTACGCTATGCGATTTAGCCATATTATAGTCAAACCAGCTTTTACCTAGTCCGACTATGGCAACGGTTTTACCGTTAAGTTTTTTTATTGGTTTCATTTCTCTCTCTCTATTTGAAACTTATGTTACGTTTGTTCTTAGTGAATCATACCTCATTTCATCCCTAGTATCTCGTCCTTCTCCTAGGTTCTTTAATCGTAATAGACTTTCTTTAAATCTAGCCTCATATAACCCAATTTCTGCTGGGTCTAGTTTTAAAAATATTGCACCCTCTAACAAACAACCGTATAACAGGGTGTCAGGTGCCTCTGCAGACAAATATGTTGTACCTGAGTCACTGCCCTCAGTTAAAGATACAGGTTTAGCCAAGTAATGTAGTTCCATAGAATAGTTTGCGTCAGGAACAGGAGCTATCTCAAATGTCGTTTGGTCAAATATAGCATAATATCTAGGTTTGCCTCTGGTTGTTGTATCAGAAACAAACTCTTTAATAAAAGAATTATGCTTTAAATCTAAGTAATCATAGTTATTAGAACTTATAACAGCAAGAGAGAATGGTGCTAAAAAATCGTTAGGTGTCGTTAAAAATCTATTATCTTGCGAAACATTACCTGATACATTTTTTCTTTGGTTTGGAATTTGTACTGCTTTAAGTATTCTTTCTTCTGCTTGTTCAATAAAAGTATTTAGATTATTAACAAATGTTGTTTCATCTGTTTCTAAATAATCTTGTATTGCAGTTTTTAATGTAGCTAATGTAAAACTCACGATGTTGTTATTGTAACTGTACCTAAAGCACTTGTCATGCTATCAGGTGTTGTAATTTTTGTGCCTATAATACCAAGGTCAAAGTTTGTATAAACAGTAAAAATTGTTGGAGATACGCTTATGTCAGGTCTTGGCTCTCTTACTGCTTGTGGGTCTACCTTGTTTGTTCTAGGTTCTAGTTGCGGGTGCTTAGGCTCATAACACTCAGGACAAGTTTTTAAACCATTCCATTCCTTACGTAATTCACGCAAATAATATCTAAAACCACATCTGTCGCAGATAGCGTAAGGATTTTTGTTAGTAGCAAAAGACATTAAGCAATATTGTAATGAGATACATCAGGCGTAATTTTTACTGAAGCTCTATCCTCATCTGATGCTAATGCCCTTTGGAACTCTTCATCATATATCGCTTTTAACATGGATGTTTTCTCAGGACTTTTTTTAATTGACAAATAGTATGCTAAACCAGCAGCCAAACAAGGATAAAATCTAAAAGGCATTTGTAACGTATCTGTGGCTGCGTCTACATCATCCATGCGTGTAAGCACATTCATGTGTACTGTATAAGTTGTTGATTTATCAGGAGTTGGATAAACACTTATTGTTGGGTTTATTTGTTTATCAATAAAAAACTGTAAAGGTTTACCTGTCGTAGATTTATTAGGTATAGATGCGTATTCGCTTCTTGATAATCTTGTCATTTGTAAGTCAGAGTTTTCTGAGTTAACAGTTTGTCTAACAAAAGCATCTAATACGTCTATTGGCGCACTCGCTACACTAGAATCTACATTATAAGTAGTAGTGTCTTTGACCATGGTTACAGTTTTTTCTTGAATAGTCCACTGATTAAGGCCTCGGTTTGCCCATTCTGCCAACAATAAGTTAAGACTTCTTCTTGCAGTACGTAAGTCGTAAGCAGTTCGTAGCTCTAAGCCACATCTTTCAAACGCTTCCTCGACATAATCGGCAACGTCTAATTCAAAATTTTTAGAACCTGATACTGCCATTTATTTATTTTTTAAGTTTTCCGCCTCTACCAAGTTTTTTTACACCTGATTTACCAGCCATACCGCCATTTTTCATTTTAAGCTTACCACCTCTACCAAGTTTTTTAACACCAGCTTTACCGCCACCCATCATTTTCTTTACGCCTGATTTAGGGTTGCCTTCCATGTCAACCTTAACCACGCCTGATTTAGGTGTAGCACCACCGCCTGCCATTTTAAGAACGCCACCTTCTTTCATAGACTTTGCTATTTCTTTTTTATCGGCTGGCGACAAACTGCCTACTAATTTTTTTAAGCCTTTTAGTTTATTTTTCACTTTTTACTCCTTCGTTTCAAAATATCTTGGAAATCTTTTACATCCCAATCTTTATAATACCCTATTTTTTCTAATGTTTCAGATGCTTTATTCAATTCATCTAATTTTTGCATAAAAACCATATTATAACTTTCGTCAAAATGTGGCTCAAAATGTTCTTGGTCTACTACAACCTTTTCATCATGTTGTTGATGAAAACCCATGACCCACAAGTTTTCACTATTAACGAAAGCATTTAACATGGCGATTCTACTATCAAAAGTAAACATGTCTAAATCCATGTTTGTATCACAATAAATAATAACATCTTTGTCTGTAGGAAAATTTTTACTTATATCTACTAGGTCTGTCCAATGTAAACATTTAGATAATATTACATCTACCCTATTGTTTTCCCATGTTTTTTTTGCATAAGGACATACAGGTTGTTCTGTTTCTAATACTTCCCTAGACCAATCTCTAACCTCTTGTCTTATAAGCTGTTGACTAATCATTTTTTCTTTTTTACAAATGTTTTTACGTTTGTTGGCTTGCCACCAACACCTTGCTTTCTTGCTCTTTTTCTTTTCACAGCAGAACGCTTTTGTGCTTTAGTCATACGATTGGCAACCCTTCTAGGCACACACTTTGGATATTTTCTTTTAGAACCTTTAGCTTTTTTTCTACCGCACTTTTCATGGCCACCACCTTTCTTTTTTGAGCCAATATCAACCCAATCTTCGGCAAACCATTTAGTAAGTCCTTTCATTACCTTCCACGCATTTTTGTTTTCTTTCTTCTGTTTTGCATTACTGCACCACAGCCTTTTGCTATAAAACCACCATTTCTAGCGTGTATAACGCCTCCTGTTGCCTTACCTTTTGCACCCTTATACTTACCACCACGTTTTTTGTATGTTCTTACAAGCCATGCAGAAGCATAAGCACTAGGAAAAACATCAAACTTTCTCTTAGCTTCAGCCTTTACTCTTGCGTACAAGCTTGGGTTTGCAACATTACTTGGTGTTTTTGATTTCTTTGAAGCCTTACCACCCTTTTTTAAATTAAGAGTTTCTAAAGTCTTAGCTTGTTTAGCGTGTGTGTTACTAGCTTTTTTTAAAGCCTTAGATACTTTCTTAATTTTATTTTTTACTTTCTTTTTAACAAACATTTTACTACCCTCTTTTTTTTCTTTTTCGTTTAATTTTGGCTTTACTTAATGCTATAGCCACAGCCTGTTTTTGTGGTCTACCTTCTTTTTTTAACAATCTTATGTTTTTACTAATCGCTTTGCGACTTTTTCCTTTAGCTAATGGCATCTAACACTTCCACCTGCGTCTTGCTTGTCGTATGCGTGAGTTGGGATTATTTCTGACTTTTGCTGAACTTTTTTTAAGCTGTCCTAAAGACCTAGCACAAAAAGATTTACGTCTTTTTGCAGCTTTACTACCTTTTTTGACTTTACCTGTTACTGCTGTTTTTAGTTTAGAACCGGGATTTGCCCTCCTATATGCAGCAACACCTTTTTTAGTCATGCCTGCACCAGCTTTGGTAGGGCGATAGTTACCGCCCTTACCAATAGTTCTTCTGATATTTTTAGCTTTTTTTCTAGGTTTTGCTTTAGCTTTTGCCATTCATCTAATAATTCTTTGTCAATACAAGAATAATAGAATAAGTGTCGCCACTGGAATGACCTTTGGTTGTAAAGTCTATGTCACCTGTTACGCCACTACCCGCATTATTAGGTATGCCTGTAAACAAGTCATAATACTCATCACCTGTGCTATCTGCTGGTAAACCTATAGCAAGCACGTTAGAAGTTGCATCA